ATTCACATATAAATAGTTATATTCTTTAATTCCACTTAGATTATCCAATCTGTCAGCATGATTATTCAATGACATTTCTATGAAATTGGCATTAGGTGTGCTCAATGATGAACCACTATAAGCTTTTATACATTTATACTTCTTACCATTTACAGCCTCATATACTTTTCCAACTTCAGCACTTGTTAATGGAAATTTTCCATCTTCAACTTTTCCTACAACATTATCTATAAGTGTTTCTATTCCAGCTCTACTTAATCCACCAACAGCAGCTGCATTCCCACCTTCAGGATTATTTCCTAAAATTGATTCAACTTGTTTTACTACTTCATTTCCAGTGGCTCTTACTCTTTCAATTTGCTTATCTCCTTCTCCAGTTAAAACTTTAGAAAGATTAACAGTTAGCTGATTGATTTCATTTAAAAAGCTATCTCCTATTTCTAAATCTATACCTTCTCCTGCAAGAGTTTTAATTACAGTAACTCTAATAAGTTTGTTTACAGTTAAGATACTATCTCCTTTGATTAAGATTATTTCAATTCTTAGTTCTCCAAATTTAGCTAAAGCATTAGTAGGAATTTGTACTTTATTAGATGAAGTAACACTAGCCTTTGATGTAGTAACTGCTACTCCATCACTTCTAATAAAATTCACTTTCATTGATACTCCTGAAAAGTTAAGGGAAGTATCACTAAAATCAATTTGTAAGTAGTGTGATTGACTATCTGCTTGAGTAAACTTTGTTTCATAGTCATAAGTTGCTCCTCTAAGTAAGTCAATTACAATTTTTAAAATTCTCTCCATTTTTCCTCCTTATAATAATACCCTTGTTTTGACCCAGTTAATGTTTAAATCTTTAGGTTCAGCATCAAAATGTGGACTATGTTTTCCAGTATATTCTTCTACTTTCATTTCACTATAATGACTAACTAATCCTTCTCCAGCCCATGAACTTAACCAAAAATCAAACTTACCATCATCTTTTTCAGAACCTAAAGCTAATCTTCTAATATTGAAATAAACATATCCTTTATAAATAACTTGAGGATTACCACTTGTAGAATAGTAAGCATAGTAAGTCACACGTTTATGCTCTCCTAATTTCATATTTTCAAATCCTGATACTCTTATAGTTCTAGCTTTACCTCCTCCTTCAGTAGTAGTAACTAATCCAGCTGCATCTGTTAATTTCCATTCTTCAATATCAAAATTAAAATATACAGTTCCATAAACTTTTTTAATGCAACTAAAATAAAGTTTATCTTTGCTCCATTCTTTCAAAATATTTTGTAAATAGATAATATATTGAGTAGTATAATAGCTAGTAAACTCATATAATTCTTTTTCAGCACTTACTACTTCTGATAATAAGTAATAATCAGCAAGAGTTTCTCCAGGAATATATTTACTTGTATAATCTACAACAGAAGTAAATATATAATTCATCAAATTAGCATTTATATTTTTATTAGTATTTTTATCTGTTACCCATTTATTTATCTCATCTTGCCATTTTAATACTTTATCTTTTAATGCTATTTGCTTGGTATTAAGAGTCTGTAATAATTCTTTAGATAAGATATCTCCAACTTTAGCTGTAGTGAAGTTTGCTCCCTCTTTACTTCCTATTTTTCTTGTAAGCTGGTTGAAGGTAGTATCTAAAAATTTAAAAGAACAAGTACCATTTTTAAAATCAGGAGATTTATCAATTATTTCCATTAGTTTACTCAAGCTATCCCCTCCTTTTTTAACCAAGCTTCTATTCTTGTATGATTTTTAACACAACTTTCAAAGTTTTCATCTTGAGAATTAAATATTTTATGTGAAATTTCTCTTTGAGTAGTAGTAATTACCCAAGTTCCATCTATTGCCTTTCCTAAAGTATTTTCTCCTAAGAAAGCTCCCCATTCATGCCCAACATCAAAATATGCTAATCCATCATATGGGTCTACTATCTCTCCTGTTTCTTCTTTTATTCCTGGTAATCCTTGTGTATCTCCTTCCCAAGCTATTAAAGTTTTATGCTCAATAAAGAGATAATCTCCTACTTTATAATCAACGGCTACTTCTAAAGGAACAGTAAGTTCTAACTCTACTCCAGGATATCCATATCTACTGAATATACTATCTGATAAAGTAGCAGCAAATGTAGCTTTATCTGTAGCAGATAACTTATTAACTCCAGCTATTATATATTCATCTGGACTACTTGGAATAAGCATTCTAAATTTATTAAAAGAACTTATTGAAGTAAAATACCTTTTAATCCTTTCTTTATCTTCCTTGAAGTCTTTTTCATACTTAACTATCATATTATTTACTATGTTCTCATCAGTTATATTTTTACTATCTATTGAAATAATATTACTTTCATCAAGAGTAATTCCTTCTGTTCCAATGGTTGGTTGTCTATGTAGTTTTATTCCAAGCTTTCCATCTAAACTTAGATATGGAAATATAGCACAAGGTTTATATACATTATCTATCAACCACTCATAAGGATCATCTATAGGTTCTCTTATTTCTAAGTAGTAGTTTGAATAATATGGTCTATTTAAAACCTCTCTAATTTCATTTAGTGATACTAAATCTACAAAGTTTTCATATTGATTAGTCAAATATGGCACTTGAACTTCTAGTTGAGGTGTCGAGAATACAGCTTGAAATATTAGCTCAATACAAGTAACTGGATGTCCTTCAAATACTATAACTCTAGTTAAAATTGAATTACCATCATCATCAGTTTCTCCCTCATCAATTTCTTTAATACTAAATCCTTGCTTTATTCCATTTATAGTTTTAGTAGGCATTCTATATTTATTAATATCATCAATAGTTTCTCCATTGTATTTTGATAACTCTCTATCAAATATAGAAGCTTTTAATCTTTCTTGGAAATCAGCTATTTCAAAAGTATACTTACTTTCAAATACATCATTATCAATACTTCTTATAAGTCCTCTATATATTAATTTTAAAGTTTTATCTCCACACATAGCATAAATATCAACCATTTCTCCATATGTCATAGAGTTCCCACTATTCAATCTTTCATAAAGCCATTGGGATATAGTGTAATCAACATTTACTATATCAAATTTAATTGATGATACAGAGCATTGAGAATCTTTAGGAGTAATTGAACTTCCTCCACCATTTGGGATACTCATATATGGTAAACACTCTATATCTTCAAATATTACTCCTCTTTTAGTTGCTAAGTATAAAGGTTTTCCCTCTTCTCCACTCCTTAAACTATCATATATTTTTGCTATATAGTGATAATATTGTTTTTCTATATTCATAGCATATCAACCCTTTCATTTAACTTGATAGTTAGGTCATAATAAGGTTTACCTGTACTTTGCTTAGGAGAAATATCCTTTATTTCATAGGAGAATAAAGGGTCATCAGGTAAATTTTTAAAATCTATATAGCCCTTTTTTAAAAGAATTTCTCTAGGAATATTAAGTAATTTTCTTTCTTTTTTTATCTCTATAAGTTCTCTTATTATATTTTCACATTCTTGGAAAGAAAGATATTGTAAAGATAGAGTATATTTATATTTAAACCATCTGATTATATTAAATTCTTTCCCAGACTCTGCTGTTTGATAAATAGCTCCTTCTTTATCATCAACTCCATCATATTTAATACCTTTTATTTGATAATCTTTTAGAGTAGAAATATAGATAGAAATTTTATTTTCCATTTATACACCTCCTTCTTTATTTTTATTATTAAATTGCCAATGTCCTTTTCTCCTTGACAAATATATGAAAATAAAGTATTACTATATTGAGTGTAAAATATATTAAGGAGAGTGTTTATATGAAAAAATTAATATTACTATGTATTTTAGTTCTAAGTATGCTAGGGTGTTCATCAATGCAAACTGGAACTAGTAAAATTGTAGAAAATAAAAATTATACAAAAGTTACTGATAACGAAGTATTTTATATTGAGGATTTAATTACTCTTGAAAAATATTATACTGTTGCTTCTCTTTCTATACAAAATAACATTATAGAAGCAAGTAGAGATATTAGAATAGATTTAAAATTTTATCCTAATTCTAAAAATACTTATATGTTATTTCCAAACTATAGTATAGGAGCCTATAACTTTTTAAAAGGAATATTATTTTCTAATGGAGAAAGTGTTTTAAATTTAAAATTTAAAAATTTCTCAAACATTATTGATTCAGATGTACCTAATATTAGATTAGATCAAAATCAAATTGAGGATTTATTAGAAATATTAAAAAATCCTAAGAAAATTACTCTAAGAGTTTATACAGCTGATGGTTATTTTGATATATTATTTAATGATAAATTTAGAAATGGATTTATAGATTTATTAGAAATTTCACTAAAAGGATAGTTTTTCTATCCTTTTTTCTTTCCAATAAGTGTTACATTATACCCATCTTTGAGTTCCTTTTCTATATCATTTATAAATAATTTCATAAGATTAGAATTTTCAACATTGATATAAACTGTTCCTTCCCTCTCTTCCTTAGAACTTTCTACTCTATCTTCAATTCCTTCATCATATTGTGTAGAGGATGAGTTATTATCTTCTGTGTCTGTACCTTCTTCTGAATTAACACTATTAGTTATAACAGAAGAGGCTACCCCAAAAGCTGCTGCAACAGCTGCAAATTTTGCTGCTGAAGCAAAAGCTGGAGGAGCTAAAGAAGCAGTAGCTGGATTAGTTGCATATCCTATTGCTTCAGCTGTTTTTGAAACTGCTTTTGCAGCATTTTCTTGTCCAAGAGAAAGCATTAATTCAGCCAATTGCATCATTGCAAACTTTTTAAAATCTTCCAATGATTTAATTTGCCCTTGTGCTAAAGCTGTGTAGGTGTCCATAATAGCTCCTGCTGATCTCTCATATATATCAACTTCATAATTAGATACCCATTTCTCCCAGTTGAATTTTTTATTTTTATTAGCTTGTTCAAGTTTAAAAGTATTTTCTTCCTGTTTAATCTTATTTTTATTAATATCTATAATAGTGTCAGCTAGTTCTTGCTCAAATCCTGCATTGGACTCATAGAAAGCTTTTCTTTGCTCTAATTGTAGTGCTTCTTGCTCTAACCTTTGTTGCTCCAACTCTAGTAATCTAATATTTTTATTTTTTTCTATATCTTCTACACTTAATTTCCCCTGGTTATATAAATCAACCTGTTCTTGTAGAAATAGCCATTCATTCTCCAATAGGCTAGCTTGTTGCTCTTTTCTAGCTTGTAATTGAGCATCCAACATAGAATCTTCTCCTACATCATTCCTTTCAGTAGAAAATCTTTGTTGGATATTTAATTCTACTTCAATTACTTTTTTCTTAAACTCATTAGCCTTTGTTAAATCATCTATATTTCTATAATAATCTTCCATTTGCTTTAAGCTTTCCAAATTAGCTTTTTGCTGCTCTAAATAAAGTTCATTTTCCTTATTTTTAATATTCCTGTTATATTCCTCTTGGTTGATTATTCCTAATGATAATAAATTTTGTTGGCCAGCTATATAATCTTTTTTATCTTGGAGATACTTAAGCTCATTAGATTTTAAGGTGTCATTATGTTCCTCTAATCTACTTTCTTCTTGAGCTCTTAAATCTTGTAGTTGAGTATTCTTTTTATTTTCACTCTCTACTATTTTTTGATTAGTTTCTTCAACTTTTTTAGCTGCCTCTTCTCTAGTTTTAATTTCTCTTTCTATATTTTGTATTTTCCAAGTAAGTTGATTTTTTTCGTCATTAAGCTTATTTTCAGTAGGAATTAAGGTCATAGATTTATTAGGATTTGTTTTTAATAACTCTTCTCTTTTCTTTCTAACCTCTTCTAATTCTTTTGTTACTCCCTCTAATTTCTTTTTTAAATCAGGAAGTTCTTTTTCTCTATCTAGTTGAATTTCTAAAGAGTTATCTTCTCCATCAATGGCCCTTCTAATAGTTTTTACAAAATTGAGTAAACTTTCATTTTCTACAACAGATTTTACAAACTTACTCCATCTATTATCCATAGCTATTACAAGCTTTTCCCATTCTGATTGAATATTATCTGTTGCTGTTCTATAAGCTGTTTCCAATTCTCCTGAACTATCAGCTACTTTATTTAGCTTATTAGCAAAGCTTTCAGCATTTATTCCTGTAAGATTTAAAGCTGCACTTCCAGCTTCAACTGATGAAAAGAGGTCTACAACTGATTTATTAGATTTTTTAGCATATTCTTCCATCTTTATCATAGCTTCTTGAAGAGTTCCACCATTTGCTATAAATTCAGTAAAGCTTTGACCTGATAGTTTTTTAAAGTTATCAGCAGCCGTTTGTCCTTCTTTTGATAACTCTGATAGCATAGACTTTAACATTGTTATTGTCTTAGCTGTGTTATTTCCATTAACAGTCATTTGAGCTATTGCTCCACCTACATCATTAAGAGATACTCCAAGAGCTGCAGAGATTGATGTTACGTCTCCCAGTTGATCTCCTAACTCTCTTACAGTAGTTACCCCTTCATTTTGAATTGTAAGTAACCAGTCAGCAACCTTTCCAGCTTCACTCATTTCCATTTTATAAGCATTGATAATAGAAGTAATAGTTCCTACTGACTGTTCAACAGTAGCTTGTCCAGCTATAGCTGTTTTAGATGCTGTTTCAAGAAATCCTATTAAATCTCCTTTTCCCACTCCTGATGATAGAGCTTGGTAGGCAGCATTTGCTATCTCTGTTTTACTTGCTCCAGTTTTAAGAGATAGTCTTTCAAATTCATCTCCATATTTATTTAACTCATCTCTTGATACTTTAAGAAGAGTATTTACCATTCCAAGTTGTTTTTGATATGCCATTACTTCTTTAGTAGTGACTCTAAGTTTATTAGCTACATATATTGCAGCAGCTGCCATAGCTCCTTTAGCAATAGTTGCTGCATTAATAGATTTAGTCATCTTTCCAAAGGCACTATCTATTTTATTGGTAGTTCCTTCAGTTTGATTTTGCATTCCCTTTAAGCCTTGACTATAGTTACTGGTGTCAAGAGTAGCCATATATTGTAATAAATATTCATTTGAATAAGGTATCATAAAGCTCCTCCTTTAGTCATAGCTTGTAATTTCTTTATGTTAAAGAAATCTATTCCTCTAACAACTTTAACTCCATTATTTTTAAAATCTTCTTTATATCCATTCAATAGTTTTGTGTATTTTCCTTTATCTTTAGAATTTAGATTTATATGATTATCAACTATAGCTGATAAATTTAAACTTTCTTCTGCTTCTAAAGCTTTTATTCCTACTAGTATTGAATTGAATATGAAGAAATTAGTATTCATAGCTTCATTTAGTGATGTTGAAGTATTTTTACAAAACTTTGCTATTCTATATGACATATTTATATAGATATCATCTGAGCTTTCTTTACTTTCATTTTCTCCAGCATTTTCATTTCTTGACATCATCTTAAAGCATTCTTGAAGTACAGTTACTAATTCTATAGTTGTAAGTTTTTCAACTTCAACTATGTCATCAGATAATGTCTTTATATAAATGTTGCATATTTCTCTTATCTCCATTTTTTCAAAATCTATACTGTTTAGATATAACCAATCTTTAACAGTAGGTTCTCTAATTGTTATAAATCTTATTCCTAAAGAAATAGTTTTATTTCTTGGAATTAAATCTTTTATATCTCTTATAAATATCCCCATATATTCCCTCCTCTCTTAAGTTCTTTATAATACCTCTATCAATTAAGATAGAGGCACTGAAAAAACTTAAGCTTTTGCTGTGTAATTTCCCCAAGTATATACTAATCCTTTTGTTGGACTTTCTTCAGCTATATCTGTTGAGAAGTTAAATGTTAAAGCTACTTTAGGTGTATCTTCTGTTTTAAAGTTAATTTGAGTATTAACTAGACAAGATACTCTAGGTCCTGTAATATCAAAGTCTGTTGAATCTCCTGCTGATAATGGATGTACTTTTAACTTTCCAAATTTAAGTGGTTTTCCTACTGTTGTAAATCCTACTCCAGTAGTTCCTTCAATATAAGTGTTTGATAATTTAGGTAATACACTTAAATCTAAAGGAATAGTACATGTAAGTGTAACTTCTCCTGGAATTACATTTGCTATATATGGTCCTTGCATTTGGTCTACTTCTACAGAGTATATTTCAAACCCAGCACTAAATAAAACTTCCTCTTCTTTCAGTGTAAGTCCTAATACAACTGGGCTCTCTTCTCCTTCAAGAGTATATTCAATCTTACAAGGTCCTAATGGATATTCTTTCATTGCTACCTCCCTTTAAGTAATTATTTCTATATCTTTGTTGTCTTCATTTCTTAAAGCTTTAGCTTTAATCTTTACACTATGAGTACCTTCGGTTTTGAAATTAAAATTAATTTCAAGAGTTATAACAGCACTCAATAACTTTATTCTTACAGAATTACTCATAGTTACTATCTCTATAACTCCTTTTTTTACTAATGTTTTTACATCAGGAGTTATACCAAATGTATTAATAGAGTTTTCATCTAATAATACTGTTGTTTCAAAAGTAATATTTCTACCTAATTCCAATATCTCTTTTATCTCTGAGCTCTCATCAGTTTTTATCTCTTGTGTAATAGCTTGTAATTTTAAAGATGTACTATCAGTTTTTAATGTGTGGCCTATATATTTATCATTGAAATATACTTGACAAGGACCTAATTCGAATATCTTAACCATCTTTTCCTCTGAATATATATAATTTTCTTATTTTAGGTTTGTCAGAGGTACTTTCTCTCTCTGATAATTGAGCTTCTCTTATTCTTTTGAGATTATCTCTAAAGTTAACCATAAGGTCTGCTGCTAAGTCTATATAATCTGGATGAGCTATCATTTCATGTAATTTAGCTGTTACATAGCTCTTACATAATCCTGTAACCAAGTCTTGTCCATTTGTTAGCTCAAGTGTCTTGGTTAGGTTAACTGATGAATCAATAACTCCTATAGCTTCTCTTTCAAACTCTTCAGCAACTTTATTAAACTCATCTTCAGAGTATTGAGAATAAGCTAATAAGATATTTTTTACTGGAACAGGCATAAATTTATCATTTAGATATTTAAAAGTCATTATCCCTCCTTTCTCAAGGAGAAGAGGGAACTTCCCTCTTCAATATTAAGATATAGTAACCTTATATCTCTCAAATTTAGTTGTTGATAATACAAGAGGCATTGGAGCTGATTTACCCCATAGTCCTTTACTACCAGTAGTTTCCTCTACTTTAGTATCTCCAGCTATTACTTTGGATCTAACTAAAACTGATTCATTCTTTGCTACATCTCCATAAGTAAGACAACCATATCCAACTGCTAAGTTATTAACATTAGATAAAATAATTAGATTTTTAGTATCTATCTCTTTATCATCAGTTCCTTTAGCATTTACTAGAAGTTCTACTTTTTGAGTTCCAATCATTAAGTATGGCTCATTTCCATCAACTCTAAATTCAACTTTATTTATATTTTGTCTAGTATCATTAGCTTCATTTTTTATAGCATTAAATATGTTTTCTCCTACTTCGATTTCAGGCCACATTCCATGTTTAGTTTGATAAGCTAAAGCAAGTTTTAAAACTTCATCAACAAAAACAGTTGTTCCATTAGTCCAAGAAAGAGGTTTATCTGCTTTAACTCCTACTTCATGAGCTTTCTTATTTTTGTCAGTATAAGTACCCTTTAAATAAACTTCAGCACATTGTTTTTCAAATCTATTATCAATAGCAGCAGCAATTAGTCTTGAATATTTAGCTTCCATTTGTTTAATTGTAGGAATTTCGGCTCCTGTTTTTGTGTACATAGGAACACCAGCTTTTATTTGGATTAAATCACTAGCTGAATAAGGAAATTGTCCTCCAATAATATCAGGTTCAAACTCAATAACTCTATATCCATCTTTACCAAGAATAGGTAAAACTTCTGTTCTTCCTACAATTCCAGCTGTTACAAAGTGATCTGTTAAATCTTCTATTCTTATTTTTTCTGTTGGAGATAAGTATTCGTTTCCAGAGTTTATGAATTTTTTTGAGTATCTTTTTGGAATATTTAATTTTTGTGACATCTCAGCTATTAGAGATATTAAGTAAATCATTCTTTTATTCATTTATTAAGCCTCCTCTGTTCCTTCAATTTTAGTTGTTAAAATAACTCCAGCTACTTTTAATTGATGTATAGCTGTAAAATCAGATTCCCATTCTATTCCTTGAATATCTTCTTTACCAACAACTACATAAGTAGAGATATAACCAACATCATCAGCCTCTGCTGTAGTATCTGCTCCCATATATAGTCCTGCTATAACTCCTTTGTTAGGGTCATCTTTCACATAAGCATAGAATTTACCATCTGTTTTGTCTTGAGCTATAGGTTGTAAATGCTTCACTGCCCCTGCTCCCATTGTTACTTGCATATCAGGTTGTAATCTGATAACTGCTTTGTCTTTTAAATTTTCTGTTTTTCTTTCAAAAGTTGCCATTCTTTATACCTCCTTAAAATGATTCAGCTAACTCTTTAGCTTCTTGTACTGGGTCTTTATCTTCTGAAAATTCTATTCCACTAGATATATTTTTGAATAAGTGTGCAAAAGGGCCATCTTCCTTAGAGAACTCTTTTAACATATTGGCTATAGTTCCCTTTTTTCCCTCAGAGAACTCAATAATATTTGAGTATTCTTTCTCATCAAAAGCTTTATCTATTCCAAATTCAATAAACGAATGCATTACTGGTGGGAACATTTTAATAAATTTTTCCTTAACTTCTTTTTTCTCATTATCTCTAGTAAACTCTGCTCTAACTTTCTCATATATTTCAGCTTGAGTTAAGTTCTCAACAGGTTTTTCAGCTAAGATATATCCTAGAGTATTAGCAATACTTCCAAGAGTTTCTTTTGAGAACTCCGCTGTTTTTTCTACTGTATATCCAGCACCTCTTAGTTTATCTACTGCTGTTTTTTCACTATCTTTTTCCCATAAAACATCAAATAAATTTCCTAACTTTATTTTTGATGCATCAACACCTTTAATATAGCTTGTAAATTCATCAATTTTAGCTTGGTCATCTTCTGCAAATTCTATTGTTTGAGTTATTTCTAATGATGTTAAATCTTGAGAAAACTCACTAAAAGACTTATCTAAATCTTTTAAATGAGGTGGAGCATATCCTAATATTGCTAAATGGTTAGGATTACCATCACTTCCTATTCCTATTGAAAGATTAGGATATTGTTTCTTAATACTTTCTCCAAAAGAGTTATAATTGAACTCTCCTATTAAATATCCGTTCTCATCTACATCAGTTACTTTACAAGTACCAGCGACTGGAATAGCTGTTATAGGATAGCCATTCTTTTGCCAATCTCCTATATGCCCAGCTGTAATTGAGAACTCTTTACCTATCCAGCTTTTAAGGTTTTCTACTGTATAGTTTCCCTTTGCTCCATAGTTTCCAGCTTTAAATATTTTTGGCATTTTCTTCTTCCTCCTTTTTAACTAATTTAGGTCCCCAAAATATATATTTCTTATTTTTACCTTTTCTTTCTCTAACTACTCCCCAAACTAAACCTCCTGTTACTCCTACGGCTACTCCTATAAATAAAAATCCTACTGGTGTTACCATACTATCATCTCCTTATAACTTACCTGTTTTTAGATATTTTCTAATTATAGCTGCATATGCTATCTTTTGATTATTACTAAATCCTATAAACTCCCTAGCTGGTTTATCTCCCCAAGGAGAAGATACTTCTCTTTTACGAGTATGTTGTCTTACTCTTTCAGTTCTACCTCTTCTCCTTCTAGTATGCTCTCTAACAGTTTCAGTTACTTCTGTAGTTCCCAATTCTCCTTTTTTTACAGCAAAGTTTTGATATGCTGCATATTCTTTATTAGTTCCTACTACTGCAATAGTAGGAGTTACTCTTGAAGTAATACTAGCTCGTAACTCTCCAGTATCAACTAAAGGTTTATTACTTCCCTTTCTTCTTCTTGATATAGTTACAAGAGAGAGTGGAGCCCATGCTTCTCCATTTGGATTTTTACTAAGTCTAAATCTAAAATCAACTTTAGTTTGCATATCTCCAGCTATATATCTCATCAAAGGAAGAGTTTTTTCAGAGTTTATGTTTAACTTTTCTAATCCTTTTAGAACTACTTTTCCATTATTTGTTACATTGAACATAACTCATCACTCCATTAGAGAAAGTTGTTTTAAAGCAGAGTTTACTTCTTTTTTCAATTCTTTTACTTTCTCATCTTTTTTCTGTAAAGAAGTAGCTAATGCATTGACTTGATTTCCTTTGAATTCTCCAAGCTCATTTTTTAAGTCTAAAATGGATTTTCCCATTGTTTTATGAATAGTTAATCCATATTCTTTTACATCATCTTTACTTAAAGCAATTCTCCTACTTCTACAACCGTGATGATTAGGTGGCAGAAAGTTCTTCCAAAAACTATGGTCCAAAGGATATACAAGTCCATCTAAAGATTTACATAAATCTGTTGTCCTATTATCTCCAACAGCATCATACATTCCATAAGGTTTATTCTTTTTATTGAGCTCTTGATTATAGAAAGTACCAGCATTATAAGTAGTCATTAAATTATTTCTATAAACTAATTCCAAGTACCAAGGATTATTTCCAAATCCTGATTTATTTAAAACATCTTCTGACATCTTTAACCAATCTTTAAAAGTCTTTCCTTCATTTAAAGTTGAAAGTAAATTATTATACAAAGCTTTGGTTACTTCTAAGCTTGTACTTTTCTTTATGTAAAAATAACTTTCTTGTACTTTAGCTGAAATCTCTTCCAATTTGTCAAAGAGTATAGGAGATTTATTTAAAAAATATTGTATAGCTTCTTCATGCTTTAATTTAAAAGGATTGATATTTTCCTGTGGTAATAAGACACTACCACTAATAACTAAATCATCTAAATAACCCTTTAAAAAACTGATAAGCATTTTATCTTTTAAAGAAGTCATATCTAAAACTATATTTTCTAAATCTTCTAAGGTTTTTATATTTTTTAATTTTTCCTTTAACTGTATTGAAATATCTTTGAAAAAATCTCCAAAACTTTCTTCAATCTCTTGTAATAAATTACTATCTTGTTCTTTTATCCTTTCTAGTAGTTCATCTAACTTATTTTTTGAGAACTCACCTTGTATTCCATTGATTATAGTAGGTGTAGAACTTTCTTCGAGTGAAACTTCGTCTATACCTAAATACTCTGCTAAATAGACTTTAGAGAGCTTATAACCAATATTTGATAATTTCAACATATTATCAAGTTTTATTGACTTCAAATTTTCTTTTTCTTTCTCTTGTTCTACCTTGTCAGCTTCTGTATATATCTTTTCAAGGACAAATTCAAAATCTTTAGGATTATATCCAAAGAACATAGAATCAATCTCTAAAAGTTGAAATAATGAATCTGTAACAAATTTACATATCTCTTCTACTACTTGCTCAAATCCATCTTGGTGTACTTGCCCTAAAGAATAGCTTCCAGCTCCTCCACCATTATCCATAGTAAGAGTAGATCCTAAAATATTTTGAATAAGCTTTTCTTTTTCTCTGTTCTCTAACTCTGTATAAATGCTAGGGTCTAAGTCAGATAACTTTATAAAGTCTATAACTTTCTTTAGGTCAAATTCATCATCAAAATTAACAGGTGCTCCTATACTAGAAGCTCCTCTTATTCCTTCAACAGATTTTCTAAGTTCTTCTCTTGCTTTTTCTTCCATATTTACATCATATGGATAGATAACAATAAGGTCCCCATACTTTTCAGCTATCTCTCTAAGCTGTCTTTGAAACATAGATTTATCTAAGAAAGCTTGTTGACAACACTCAAATATACTTGTTCCAGTAACTCTAGCTGGATTCCACTTATGTATACATAAAAGGAATTTTTCTCTAGTTAAAGGAATTTTATTTGAACCTACCTTTATTTCCCATTCTTTAGTTCTAGTATCATAATTGATATAGTCATAAGGAATAGGGATAAGAGTATCTATTGAAAAATCTTCATTATAGACTATCTCAAAACAGCTATATCCAAAATACCTAGCTGTGATTAAATGGTTTATAATTCTATTGAATTTAATACCTGAAAATCTTTGTTGAATTTCTTTTTCTAAATCACTCATATCAGGATTTTTAGCATAAGGAAGTATTTTCCTACCAGCAACAGCTCTTTCAAGTTTTTGAAGTGCTGAAGCTATATCTATATCATTAATAATCCTTTTTACACTTTCACTATTGAGAGTTTCATCATAAGTATTAGATTCTTGGAATAACTTAACTACACCTGATATAAGTAGTTCTTTTTTAGCCTTTTTTATATCTTTTTCTATTTTTCACACCTCCTCCTTTTATTTTTTATTGGTAATAAATTTAAAGTTATCTTTATTAACATTATTTCTAATCAATAGTGGTTCTATTGAATATCTCCAAGCATCTATTAAATGGTTGTAATTATCTATAGGTTTATTTAATGATTTACCAGTTTTTTTATCTGTATCCCATACATAGTTTTTTATCTCTATGATGAAGTTTTTACACTTAGGATGTATAAAGACTTTATATCCTTGTAAATATTGAATACCAAACATAATACTATCTGGCCCTTTGACAGAACTTTTAATTCTAGGAACTCCATTTTTCTTCATCCATTTAATAGATTTCTCTTCTGCAGAATCTGCTACTATAACTGATTTTGAGTACCCCTTATATTTAATAAGTTCCACTATATCCTCATTAAACATACCTATTTGATAATGTTCATCTATAATATAGATTTCTTTTTCATCTTCATTTACTAAGCTAACTATTAAAGCAGTAGGGTCATTTGTAAAACCATAGTCAAGTCCTATACAAGTTAGATATTTACCTGTTTTTATAAGAGTATTAATATCAAAGTTTAATACTTCCCACCTATAAAAGACAGTTCCCTCACATATTCCCCAATTACCATTTCCTTCTATTTCAAATCTTCTTGGATTTTCTTCTTTCATCAGATTAAATACATTAAGGTCAGCTTCATCAAGGAACTCATTAGCTCTAAAATTAGTAGTTATAGCTAATATATCCTTGGTATTCTTATGAATTGCTAATCCTTTAGTTAAAAGATTATCTTTATCTTCTTTTCCACCTTTAAAGAATCTATCATTTAACCAATGAGTTTCAGACCAAGGGTTAAAAGTACAAGTAATTTGTTTAAATAAGTGATTTGGAACAGCTCCTCTAATAGAAACATCTATCTTATTGAAATCATCTTCATTTTCTATTTGGTACATTTCTTCAAACCAAGCCCAACATAAATATCCAACATCTACTGTAATAGAAGTTATTTTTAATGGGTCATCTAATCCCCTGAATATAATCTTTTGCCCAGTAGGTATATATGTCATTTCCATTGGGGAAGTAGTACATTTCCATAGATGATAGACTTTTAATCTTTTCATAGCAGTTTTTAGTTGAGCAAAGGTACTTCCTCTATGAGTATCAAATACTTTTCTTACAACTAGTAAATTACTTTCAGGAAGCTCCATAAGTTTAGTTATATACCATAAAGCTGTGGTATAACTTTTCTTACTTCCTCTTCCACCTTTTACTATTCTGTATCTTCCTTTAAAATTCCAAAATGTTGCATATCTTTTTCCTACAATATTAGGGAGATAAAGATATTCAGAATTCTCTTTAGTATTAATCTTCAAGCTCTCCACCACCTGCTATAAAGATAGGTTTTTTATCTTCTATTTTTTCAGTTTCTTTAGTATCTCTTTTAATATTCAATCTCATTTCAGGAATACCTAATAATTGAGCTTGTCCCTCTATTGTCTTTTGAACTATATTAACTACTGTATTAAAGATTTCAGCATCTTTTTTATCTAAATCGCCATTAGATAACTTGGCCATAGTTTTCTTTTGAATATAGTTAAGATAATCAATAGCTTCTTTTCTCCTTTGTATATGCTTTTCTCCTTCTTCCTCTTGGAGCTTTCCATATACATTTTTAAGAAATCTCTCTTGCTGCTCTATCCAGTTTTCTTTAGATGAATAGTTTTGAAGTGTACTTTCCTTAACTCCTGTTTTCTCTGAAGCTTCTTTTATAGTTGCCCCTTGTATAACCATTGATTTAGCTTTATTTATAAGTTGCTTTTTTGATTTCCCCTCTGCCCCCTTGGGTGCACCCGAACTATCTATTAGGTGCACCCAATCATCACCCTTAGCTTTATCTCTTTTCTTCCAACTCTTAACAGTATTTTCAGATATCCCAAAATGATTAGCACACTCTTTTAAAGAAACATTATTTTGCTCATAGTATTCCCTTACCTCTTCTTTTGTGGGAGCTCTAGTAGGATTACTCATTAGTATCACATCCTTTTAATTGTCTCTTAACTCAGGATAATTATCATAGATTAAATCAACTATATCTTGTTTGGAGATATTTGCTGCTGAAACACTTATATTAGCTTTTTCTTTTATATATTTCTCTAAAATATATTTAAAATTTCTTTTAACTTTAAAATTAATCTTTAACTCTTGTACTCTTGTTTTTTCATTTTTTCCTATTAATCTTATAGTTCCATAAGATATAATCCTATAGTCACAATCTTTTTTTAAATACTCTTCTTCCTCTTTTTTAGTAGTATTTTTATTTCTTGAAAATTCATAGATATCCACATCTTTTATTTTCTTTTTTTCTTCATCTCCTTTACAATAGATATTAAAACAACATTTTAATTTAACTCCACTATATTTAACTTCTGGAAGCATATAACTTTTAAAAAGTTTTATTCCAGGAATAGAGCTTTTTCTATTGTAGTTATCTCCTGGTAATATAAAAGCTACATAATCAGAATGTTTCATACTTTTCTTTATAAATTCTTTGGCTAACATTCCACTTCTTCCAAAGGGAGGATTTCCTATAACAATACTATTTTCTAAGTAAGGAATATTTTCTTTAAGATAATCTGCACATATTATTCCTTCATATTCAGGAGCAATATCATAACTTATAGTTGATTTAGGAAGCTCTTTTATAAAAGCTCCAGCTCCAGCACTAGGCTCTATTATTCTATTAAATTTATCTAATGGCATTATTTCTTTTTCTATTACTTTTAATACTGCCTTAACTACTGATGCTGGAGTATAATATTTGTCTTGATATCTTTTAGCCATCTATATCACACTCTAAAAACTCTTTTTTCTTTGCCTTATGGCCACAACAAGGACAAACTAATCCCACCAATTTATTAGGATCATTCTCATCTAAAGCATCTTCTACTGGTAATAAATTTAATTCAGTTTCATCACTCATAATATCTTCTAGCTCCGTCCTTTCAAATCCAGTAAGTTCTAAATCTATATTAGTGAGCTTTAACATTTCTAATTCTGCCTTTAATTTTTCTAAGTCAAAACCTGTATTCATAGTTAACTTATTATGAGTTATGATATAAGCCTTTTTCTCTTCCTCTTTTAACTCTTTCAATTGAATACAAGGAATTTTATTTAGCCCCAATTTTTTAGCTGCTAAATATCTTCCATGTCCTTCAATAATGATATTATTCTCATCTATTGCTATTGGATCATTAAATCCAAATTTTTTAATTGAATTAGCTATTTGTGATATTTGCCATTCTGGATGCTCTTTAGAATTATTTTCATATTCTTTTATTTCAGAAATATTTAAATACAATATTTTTAATACCTGTTCTTTCATTAATTACACCTCCAGCTTTTTAAAATTATTCTCACTAATAGAAAAACGTCACCGATTTGATAGTGACGTTTTTTGTGAAATTTTTTCAAAAAATAAAAAAAGTCAGCTTTTATACTGACTTTATTAATTAAAAATTATTCATAATTTATTTCAGGAAATACTTTTTTTACTTTTTCATTAGAGCACTTCAAGTATTCAAATGTTTTATCATCATTTAAAAGATAAACACATGCTACTTGGAAATAATAATCATTTTCTTTTTTATTATACTTTAATAATTGAACTCCTAATAATTCTAATTTTTCTTTTGCAATTTCTTCTCTGAAGCATACATTATAACCAGCTTTAGAAGCTACAGATGGATAAAGCCAAGCATCTTGAACAACTTTTGGTGGTAAATCAAAATAATCTTTTGCAATTAACTCAGATATTTTATAAAGGTGTTCTGTTCCTTCTCCAACTTCTCTAGTAAATTCATCTACTAAAAAATTATCTAATATTTTAGCTTTAACTATTTCTTCTTTAGCTAATCCTAATTTTTCATAATCTTTTTCTATTCCTATACAATTAACTTTTATTTCTTCTTTAGAATTATAAACGATTAATGCAAAATATTCATTTTCTTTTATTTTCATTTCTTCAATAGGAATAATACAATTAAGTGGAGTTGTATATAATAATGATTCATTTGGTTTATTTAAACGGCCATATTTATGTATGATATTTTTAGGTGGAGCCCAAGCATCAGCTTCACATTTTATTGTTTCTAAAGGAATTTTTAAATTTTCTTGGTCAAGCTTTCGTATTCTATAAAATTTAGTATTTTTTGGATAGTTTCTAATATCTGGAATAATTGATGCACTATTTTCATAAGATAATACTTTCAATATTTCATTGGATAACTCTGAAGTGGTTATATTTTTAAAATTTAATTTTCTAAATTTCTCTATTTTATCAATCAAATCATAAGTATCTATTTTTTCTAAATGATTTTGATAATCATTTAGAAATTTATTTTTTATATTAGTTTTAATTTTTCTAACCATATTTTCTCCTAAATAAATTTAATCTGCTATAATTTTCATATTTTGAATTCTTTCTTTTATTAAATTTCCTAATTCTTTTATTTTTTCAGTTATTATCATTCCTTCTAAAAATAAGGTCATCTCATCTGAACTATTTAATTTGTCAATTTCACTAACAATTTTATTAAGGTCTTCTATTATGCTATTAATTTTATTTAATATTTGCTCGCTATAAAATGGCATATTTTGTAACATTTTTAATTCTAAATTTTTCTTGAGAATAAGCCATTTATTTTTCTCAGACTTTAGTGATGAACTTTTACCTTTTGAATTACAAATATTACTTAATTTTTCTATTCTACTTAACACTAACATTAAATCTCCGTATATTTCTTTATATATAGAAAATTCTAATTCATATTGTAATTTAGTAACTAATGTATAACCAGATAATTTTACTTTATAACTTTCTACTTCTTTATTTAATTCTTTTTTATAATTTTCTAATTCCTTATCTATTTCTAATTTATAATCATCTATCCATGTTTTGCCCATAAAAGCTGTAAAAATAGAAGTTATTAAAGAAATAACAGATATAAGAGTATTCTTATTCCAATTAAAGCCAAAAAATAACAGAGTAATAACTCCTAAACTAAAGATATAAATCAATATTTTTATACATTGTTTTTTAAAAAAATTAATATTCATTCCTTCTCTCCCTCTTTTTGTTTATAATAGTATATCAAATATAAAAATTATAAGCAAATATATTAAATAGTATTAGTTATTTCTAGGGTTTTCAATTTCTATAAAATATTCTTTTAATAAATCTTTTGACTTAAAATATTGATTTAAGAAGAATAATAAGATATTTAGTCCATCTTCCAAAATAAATGGAATAGAAGAATTATCAATTTTAAATGTTTTTACCCTTTTACAAGAATTTCCCTTCTGTTTAATATTATTTTTCCTTTTATCGTATTCTTCTAGGGAATATAAGATAAATTCATGATCAAGATGAGAAATATAATATTTATTATTTTGTTCAAAATATTCACAATGAAGGACTTGAGTTATAATAAAATCTTCTTCGATTTCAAAATTATTTAAAAGTTCTTCAAATGTTATATTATTATTTTCAATATTTATCCATAATGAATCTCCATTTAAATTATAAAGTTTTGTTGGAATAATTTCTTTTAAATTTTCAAAAGTAAAATATTTCCCAAAATCTTTAGCTTTGATGCAATAATAAATATCTTTTTTTTGAAGCTCTACATAATAATTTGGTCGTAAAGATAAATCTTTAATATAATTTTTATTTTTCAATATAGAAAGTTGCTCTAATACTTCTTTATTTAAGGAGTTATCTAAAGCAATATAACCACATCTTTCATCATGTAAGTAATCAGGAAATGACCCCTTAAAAATCTTCATTAACTTAAGATTTCTATTTAATTTTAATAGTCCATATTTTTTATATTGGTTTTCTTCAGTTAAATAGTCATAAGTGTTTTTTAACTTATTGTTATTATCATTTATTTTATAATATGGTTCTTGTATTTTTTTATAATTTTTAATCAATAAGTCTAAAATTGTAAAGAAAAAATAAAAGTCTCCATTTTGATTCAAAATTTTAATTAATACTTTATATTTTTTTAAAATAAAGTCATAAGTATTATCTAAAGTTAAATTTTTTAAAGAATTTTGATACTCTTCAACAGAATTAAAATAACAATTTTTATGAAACTCTATTATTCTATTATCTTTAATTTCTTCAATAAAAGATAAATAATTATCTTCAAACTCTTCTTTTTTAATAATACTTTCTTTAAGGTCTAATTTTAATTTTTCTTTTAAAATATTAAAGATTTCTTTTTTAAATTCTGGATACATATAAATTTCTTTGATATAAGATATAGCCTTACTTTTTGTTTCATCAATATTAAAATCAAAAGGTGGTGGGGGAAATTTTTTTAAATTATCTCTATAAATATTTTCTAATTCTTTTTCTAATTGTTCTCGTATTTCTTGATATAACATAATATACTCCTTAATTAAAATTAATATATCCTTTCTATTCTAATTATATCTTAAAAATAAAAAAAGAATAAATATTTTTATTCAAAATAAAAAGAAGCCTTGATTTTAAAGCTTCTCGACAATAATTTTCCATTCTCTTTTACTACAATTTTCCATCATCTTAATTTTTATTTTACCTTGAGATTCTAAAAAATTAAGATACAGCATATATGGATTGAAGTTAATCTTTTCTCTTTTATCTGTGAAAGAGATTTCTTCTATCTTGGAGAGAGAGTTGTAAATAATCTCTATCTTATCTTCATCAGTTAGTTTATCTATCATAATTCCTCCATTTTCTTACTTATTTTCCTTATTTTTTTATTAGCTCTATAAAGGTAATTTCTGCTGGTAGTCCTTTTTATATTAAGTAATGTAGCAATTTCTCTATGATTAAGTCCTTTATAATGAAAGAGTTTATAAACTTCAACCTCTCTACAAGACAAGCTGTACCTATTAAAGATACAGCTCATCATAGCATTTTTAATCTTTTTCTTAGCTTGTAAGAGTTCGCTCTCTTCCCTATGAGAGAATACAGAGTCGCCATTTAGAAAATCTTTGAAGCTCATTTGAGAACTCATATTAAGTATTCCCTCCCTTTTTTCCTATACACTCTTTAAATATTTATCTAGTATGTTCTTAACTTCCTCATAACTTCTAACTACATAATAGTCAGCACCATTTTTTATAAATTTTTCTTGAATCTCTTTTTGCTCCTTACTTTGTTTTCCTGTAGGTGTTTTAACTTCCAAACCTATAGTTTTTCCATTGATAATTACCCATATATCAGGAATACCTTTCTTTGCTCCAAAAGGTAAACTTCTAAATCCTACTACCTTCCCTTTACTATCTTTATTTACTGGAGGAATATTATTGGTCCTATTAAAAAATAGTTTTCCTTGAGTTTCAAGGATTGCTAAATATCTAATTATAGTTGATTGAATATCTGTTTCTCTCATCTAGTTTCTACCTCCTGATATCCTTCACAGCTTGGATATTGTTCATCAATATAATCTCCACGTTGACCGCAATAAGCTTTATCATTCCCTTCTGGATATAGACAATGCTTACAAGTTACACATTTATTAGATATTATTCCATTTTTCATTTCTTACCTCCAAAAATACCTATTATTCCTAATATTCCTATTAGCATAATTATAAAAAATGATATTATGTAAAATATTTTCATCTTTACTTGACCTCTTTCATAAAAACTAACCAATGAGTTTTAGCTCTTTTATTACCAAAAAGTGGTTTAGTAGTTGTTAATTTTAATATTTCTGATAATTTTATTTGTTCTTCGTTCCATTTAAATATTAATATTCCCGAAGATTCTAATACTCTAAAACACTCTTCAAATCCTTTTTTTATATCATTTTTCCAATTTTGACCAAGTTTACCATATTTCTTTTTTAACCAACTATTCTCTCCAACTTTTAATAGATGAGGAGGGTCAAATACTACCAATTTGAAAGAATTATCATTAAATGGTATTTGTCTAAAATCAGCTATAATATCTGGTTTTATTTCTAGTTTACGACCATCACATAAAGTATCTTCATATTCTCTTATATCCATATAAATAGTATCTTTCCTATTTTTATTAAACCAAAACATTTTACTTCCACAACAAACATCTAATATTTTTTTATCATTTATTTCCAAAATTGCCACCATTTTTTATTATTTAGTTTATCTATTATAGAATAAAGAGTATTATTTTTCACTACTAGATTATCTCTGTCTTCTTTTAAATTTTTAGTTGTATTTTGAAGAGTTTTTATATTATTAGAATATGCTTGATTAGTTTTTTCTAATTCTGCTTTCTCTTCTTGTAATACTTTAACTTTTTTTCTTAGAATATCAACTTCAGTATCTAATCCTGGATTAACTAATTTACCTTGAGAAATAGAAGCATAGTATTCAGCTATTTTAACAAAAGCTTTTCTACAATCCTCAATAGACTTTAAATTTCTAGTAGTAATTACTTTTATTCCTAATCTTTGCTGAAATTCAGTAATTTCAGATTTTAAAATATCTCTTCTATTGTCCATAATTTCTCCTCTCATTTTTTATTTTTTGGGTGTATTATCCCATAGTAAAAGCTTACAAATATAAGTATTCCTAATCCAATCCCATAAAATCACTCCTTTATTCTCTCAATATTTCTTCTCATTTTTCTTTCATACATTTTCTTAAGCTCCTCATCAGAGAAGTTATAAATTTCTTTTAAAAGTTGGAGGCAGATATAAACGTCTGCCATCTCTTCTTTTATCTCTTCTCTCCTATCAAAACCCCTTAAATCCTTACAGATTTCTTTTTGTAGTTCTGATAATTCCTCTACTGCTATCATTTTGTTGACGTCAACACTTTGGTTTTCTAATAAGAGTTTTATATCTGGATTATATTTAAGCATATATTCTCCTTTATGCTGTTTTAACTAAAGTTTTCTCAGCTGCCTTTTTTATTTTGTCATAATATTCAATTTTTAAAGCTTCTGTGAATATAGGATTTGAGCAAAATTCTATATAATTCTCAATCATAGTATCGTAGTTAGTTCTCCCTTTCTCATAATCATCAAGAAGCATATTAGCTTTACCAGCTAATTTCTTTCTCAATTCTTTCTCAGAGATAGTTTTTGTTTCACTAGTTCCAGCTTCCCAGTTATCTCTAAGAGCTTTATATATGGCACCTTCTCCCCAAGCTTTTTGTTGAGCTGTGATAAGGACAGACTTTATTCTATCAAGATTTACTCTACCATTTCTTACTAACTCCATTATGTTTTTACAAGTGTCTATACTTATTCCATGACTTTGTAGAGCTGATTTAATTTGATAGATTGTATCTTTTTCTTTACTAGAACTATCTTTAGATTCTTGGTCTATCTTATTTAGATTATCTAACTTAGTAGTAGTTTTATTTATATTATTATCTAGTATATTATCTATATTACTGTGTAAACTTTGTTTACATGTACCTGTAAACTCAGTTACCTCTTCCTGTAAACTTTGTTTAGCACCCTGTAAACTTTGTTTACGTGTTAACTCAGTTGACTGGTTAACTTTGTTTACAGGTCTAAGAGCTTTATAATAATTTACTTGTTGATTTTCTCCAACTTTTTCTATAAGCCCTTTATCTATTAAAGATTTTAAATTTTTCATTATTCCTTGCCTTGTACTATTAGTCCAATCAGCTAGATATTGAGTACTTCCACTGAAGTATGTTCCATTAGTCTGTGAAAAACCATATATAATAGCATAAACTAAAAGTTCATTTCCTTTTAGTTCTAGTTCTGTAACCATAAAACTTTGTATATTAATATAGCTTCCATCTTTAATACTATTACTCATCTTTATCCTCCTTTGAGGAACTATGCCACTAGGTCCTCATTTATTTTTATTTTGTAACTATCCACCATTTCCTAAGTCCTTATGACCTAGTGGCTTGGAAATGATGAACAGATATAAAATAAAAATTAATAAAATTTATATTTTATTTAATAGTTTTTAACTTTCTATTTTATAAAAAGTGAATTTTTTATAAAATATATTTTAATAATCGATATTTATTTTATAAAATTGTGGCAGTTTTACAGCTCTGCCAACTGTATTCAGGGGGAAAGTTTTATGAAAAGGGAATGGTAGGATTCCAACCTACATATTATAGTGTTAGTATATGCTCTTCGTCTTGAGCTACATTCCCATAATGGCGGAGATAATGGGATTTGAACCCATAAGAGCTATTAATTCGGTAGATTAACAATCTACTGCCATACCATTAGAGTACCGCATGTGCAGTAATGTGTATTTATAAGTTATTTAAAGAAAATTTATTTCTTGCCTTTGCTCCTCCAATAATATATACTTTAAATATGGAGGTTGATATAATGACTTTATTTGAAAAATTCAAAGATAAAACACTTTTTATTACAGTTCAAAATGGGACTTTGTTTCCTACTTATAAGGGAACTATCCTTTCTCAAGTAGAAGATTTCATAGAATTTAAAACTGAGAACAATACTATTTGGATAAACCTTAAATATATTGTTAAGTTTATAGTAGTAGAGTAGAGAGCTTTTATAGCTCTCTACTTATTCTTTTATTGTTTTTATCCATCCAAAAAGTTATAATATATTTGCTTATAATATTTATGGAAAGGAGGGATAGAATATGTTGATAAATTCGTTAATTGGTAAGCAAGTCTTAGTCAAATTGTCAGACGGTGCAATTAAAGGAACTTTAAAAGCTGTTGGTAATTATTTTATTCTTGTTGATGAAAAATATATTAATATCGCTCATATTATAAAAATTTCAGAAACACAACAAACTGATTGTAACAGAACTTTTAAAGTTATTTACTAATTTTTGACACTGATTATTCAGTGTCTTTTTCATTTAGTATTATTTGGATACAAGGCATTTTATCAACTATTTTTAAAAAAATAGCTTCTTTAGTTTCCTTGCTAAAATCCATCTTTGAAATACTGTTGTATACCTCATCTAAAAAAACTCCTACTTTTCCCATAGTTCCTCCTTTAAAAGTTTTTCTTTTTAATAGAAATTTCAAGCTTTTTTATAGTCTTTTGATATTTGGTATTTTTTTTCTTATCTTTCATATTTCTTTTTTGATATTTATCAACTTATTTGTTAAAAAAATTTAATATTTATATAAAATATTAAATAATTTTGAAAGAACTTTTTGATTTCCATTACTACATTCTTTATGTAAATATTGATAACTTCTACCATCTTTTTTTACTAATTCTGAAAATTTAAGATTTCTTTTTATTAACTCAATTTTTAAATTTTCAAAAGTTAACATATAATCACCTCAATTTATTATAAAACTTAAGATGACAAATGTCAACTAATATTTTACAAATAAAAAAAGAAGATAAAAATCTTCTTTTTTATGGTAAATAAAGAAATGATTGAGGTGGTGTTTTAATAGAAAATTCTTCTAATAATTTATATTTTTTATATTTTTTAACTTTTCCTATTTCTATAGCATATCCTTCTTCTTTATTCTCAAAATATTTATAAAATTTATCCTCTGAAATTCCTGTAAATTCAGGAGATAAATCCCATAGTTTAGTAGGAATATCTTTAATTATTTTTTTTATAGTAAATTCTCCAACTATTTTTTTTACTGGAGAAGTTGAATAAATAACAACTGTTTTTATTTTTTGATTTTTAAAAATACTTCTCCTATATTCAAATTTTTTTTCTCCAGAAAATATTTTTTCTACATATTCTGGATTAATAGATAATAAAATTTTCAAACTTCTCCCTCCTTTATATTATATATAATTATATATAATATACTTTTTTTTATATAATTTCAAGGGAAAATTATACTTTTATTTTTTCAAAAGGAACATTTAGTATATTTGCAATTTCTTCGCCATAATTTAATTCTTTCTCTTGAAATTTTTCTAGCATTTCTATAGAATATTTTTTATTATCTCTTTTCTCTAAACGTTGAGCAATTAAAACTGGATTAGAATATAATATTATAATTTTTTTTATATTTAAAGCTTTAAATGTATCTAATGGTACTTTTTCTACTTCATTTTTAGAATTAATAAGACAAAAATGTCCATCTAAATAAATTTTTTCTTCGCTTAAATTAGAAATAGCTTCTAAAAGATAATTTTGGTTTTCTCCAACATTTTTTACTATTTTATCATTAATTTCCTTATATTCCCTTATTAAATCACTTGCACTATAATTTTTAATTCCATTATTAAGAGAATTACAATAATATGTTTTTCCAACTCCATGTATTCCTGCAATAAAAATTATTTCCATATTTCCTCATTTCCTCCAACTAAATTAAGATAAAATCTTTGTCATCTCTTCCAAAATCTAGTATTTTTTCAATTTGATTTGTTGTTATTTCATAAGCAACAATTCTAGCCATTCTACTAATACCAATATTTTCAATTAGTTCTTTTCTTATAATTCTTTTGTTTAAAGCAATATTATAAAGCATAACTATTAAATAAGGATATCTTTTGGTATTCCAAAATGCTATCAAATCATTTTTTTTAAAAATTGTTCGATCACTACAAAAATCTAAAAATTCATTTAAATTTTTGAAATTTCTAATATCAATAACATCTTTTATCGTGCATATAGATGTAACTACTGATGAATATTCTGCCATTTTACCATATTCCGCAGTTCTATAAATTACTATAATATCTCCTTCTTTATAGTCTGTAATATTACTAGCTCCAGATAAATATATTTTCTCAATACAATTAGTATGAGATAAATCTTCTATAATATAATTTCTTTCAGTATTTAATTTAGAATCTGGAAATAAACTAGTATGAAATGTAGGATAAATTGATAAAATAATCTTTTTATTATTTTTTAAATTAATTAATGGATAATCTTTTTGTATATCTCCAACTATATTATCAAAATCTTTTATATAAACACTTTCTTCTCCTTTTGTCCCCCAATAAATAAAACCATATGTTTTTAATAATTCAATTAAAGGTTGCTGTTTTTCATAAATTGTCACATAAGATTTTCTTATTTTTTCTTGAATCATTCTATCAAAAATTAATTTAATAAATCTTTCACCTAATTTTGTTCCATGAGCATTTATTTTAAAAGTTCCTACTTTTAAAATACGTTCTTCTCTTATTAATGGATTAATTTGGGAGTCTATTTCATTTTCAATTTTCATATATAAAAATGCTTGTATTTTATTTAAATTATCTTTTAATATATAAACTTCTTCATTTTCTTTTCTTTTAAACCATTCTTCAAATCCTATATAATCTAATTTCAATGAGTCAAAAAAAATATCATTTATATCTACATCTTTAAATTTAACTTTTTCAATACTTGCCATATTTTACCCCTCATTTCCTAATATTTTTTTTATTTTCAATTTTATACTTTCTTCAATTTCTGATGATAATAATCCTTGAAGATACTCTTCTTCCTCTAAATTACAACTTATGTTCTCATATTTTTCAGACTCATTTTCAGCGATAAGTTTCAAAACCATATTTCTATTTTTTAATCCTAAATAAATAGTTAATAACAGATTTGAATCTTTTACCTCTTCCTTATGAGCTAATTGTTCCATTTCATAATACCTTTTTAAATCTTCAAGATATTTAAATAAATTTTTAAGTATTTCATTATATTGACTTTCACTATTTTCTTTAATTTTATTTATTTTTAGTGTTAATTTAGCTAAATTTATATATTTTTCCTTTAATATATATACTTCTTCTTCGATAGCTGAGATAATTTGATAATTATATTCATTTAAAAGTAATATATACCCTTCAGTTTTATCAATGTTTATATATTTGCTATTATTAACTAATTCCTCTAATTTTTTTATTCTTTCATCGATCTTTTGTTCAAATATTTGGATTATACTAATTTCAGAACGATACTCAAGATATAAACTTTGTTCTTTTATTTTTTCTAATTCTATCTCCTGTTCTTTTTTTATTTCAGATTTTTCCTTTAAAAATAAATCTTTAGCTTTTTCATAAGCTTCTTTTATAGTTGTTGTTTGGTGATTTTCTAATTGCTCTTTTATTTTTGATTCTTGTTCTTTAAGTTCTAATATAGCTTTTTCTAATTCTTCTTTATCACTTTTTTTAAATAAAAAATAGATTATTGATAAAAAAGCGGTTCCAAGAGTAATAACAATTCCTATTACCCATGCTATTATTGTAACTAATTTCATAAATTGATCTGAAGATGATTTATACATATCTTCTGCATTTTTATAAACTTGGTCAATTTTTGTTATTAAATCTATATTATTTCCTTTTTCTTTTTCTAATTTCCACTCTAATTCCTTATTCTTATTTTCTAATTCTTCTATTTTTTTATTTAAAGTAGTTATCATTTTATCATTAGAAATAGTAGAGGTTTTAGAAAAAATTATTGAGTTTGTAAAAACAAAAAATACAATCATTAATTTTAAATTTTTCATTATAAAATCTCCCTAATAAAAATTTTAACTTATTCCCACACTTTTAAATTTTTAATTATTTTTCATCTTCTTCAATTAATGCTTTTAACATCTTTTCAGCTAATTTTCTTTTTTCTGGTTCTATTTTATCTATATATTCATATAAAGGGTCTTTTAATCTTTTTTGAGTATCATTTATAACTTTTAAAACTTTACCACAAGCAATAATATCATCTGTTTTTATAATAATATCTTCATATTTTTTATTATCACTTTCTAAAACATATGTTCCATTTTTATGTCTTAATCTTTTTACAAAGCCTTCAGCATAATCAATATCATTAGTTAAAAAAACTCCAATTTCTCCTAATTCAACAGGAGTATCCTTTTTTACAAGAATAGTTGCTCCATCTAGAATAGTATCTTCCATACTATCTCCATTAACCTTGATTGCAATAATTTTCCCATTTATTTTTGGAATAGTAATATAGTCAACTGGCTCAGCACAAGCTTCACAACCTAGACCTGCAGATACACTACTATAAACAGGAATAACCATAAAATCTGTATCTATAATTTCATTTTTAGGAAGATATTCATCATCTATAAATCCAACCATATTAAATAATTCAATTTGATTTAATTTTAAAACTTTTGCTAATTCTTTTAAATATATAGGATTTATTTTTTTCTTTTTTCCATTTTCAATTCTAGATAAATCAGCCTTATCTATTCCAGTATGTATTTCAATATGATTAGTACTATAATTTAATTCATCTCTTCTATTTTTTAAAAATTTTCCCAAATTTAAGGCTTGTTCATCAGTTAATTCAAATATTTTTTTATCCATAGGTTTCTCCTTATAGATTTAATTTTCTAATAATATAATAATTCATTTGTTGATAAATATCAATATATTTAAAAAAAACAGTTGACATTTATCAATAAAAAGTTTATAATAGTTTCATAAAGATATTAAATTTATTATTTTTTTAATAAATAAGTTGATAAATGTCAACTTAATAATAAAAAAAGAGTAGTGCTGGGAACACTACTCTCAAGATGAAAAGTTCTTGGTGGGAACTTGACATCCACATATAAAAATTATATCAAGTTTCCCCTTGAACTGTCAAGGGAGGAATAATGGAAAAGATAAAAATTCCAAAGATAATTGTAGAGATTACTGAAATCAAAGTAGAAGTACCAAAGATTGAAGTTGATACAGAAGAGTTGGAAGAAGTAGAAAAGAAAATCAATGAAAATATTAGGGAGGGAAAATGATAGTTAATTTATTAATATTTGCTGGAATAATAGGAATATTTATAAAAGAGTTTGATACATTCAAGACTGCTTTAAGTTATAAGGAAGATGAAGAGGAAGAAGAATGGAATCTAAAATAACAAACTTAATATTTTTATCAAGAGAATATAATGAAAATTCTGATGAAGATATTAATTTAACAGTTGAAGAGGGAAAACCAACAGTATATGTAATGGGAGATAGATACCAAGCTAATACTTGGGAAGAGGTTTTAGATAAAGCAATAAGAACTATTACAAGATGGATTGAAGAAGAGAAAGAAAGTCATAGTAAAGAATATAAAGAAGAGAATGAAATAGCAAAAAAATGGGAACAAATAGCATGTTAAGGGGTAAAGATGATAGGAATAATTGAAATAATTCTAATAAGTGCTTTTATGTGGCTTATTGGAGTAATGATGGATAAGTAATTTGAGTTTTTAGGATAGCTCCTAGAGAATTAGGAGCTGTTTCAAAAACTTAAATTAGGAGGAAAAAATGAATAAAAAAAATACTAAGAAATTTCAAAAAAGAATGATTGAAAATCAAAAAATACTTTTAGATAGTTCCTGTACTATTGTTTGCTTTGATAATGGAGAACCTTTTATGATTAACTCAGGTAAACCAAAAGATTTTATAAATATGGGAGCAAATATAATTATCAAACAATTTATAAGAGGAAGAATTGATGGAAGAATAATAAAGATGAAAAGAATAAAACTTAGAAACAGTAAAAAAGTTTGGGAAATTTTAGTTCATGTAACTTCTGTAAATAGAAAAGATTCCTTAGAAATTTAAGTCTTTTATATAGCTCTCATTTAATTGAGAGCCTTATCAAAAACTTAAAAAGAGGTGAGTTGCTATGGCAACAGTTAAAGAACTTAAAGAAAAAGCTAAGTCAATGGGACTTAGTGGATATAGCAAAATGAGAAAAGCAGAATTAGAAAAATTTATAGAAGATAATACACTACATACTAGTGAAGTATTATTTGCTGGGGAATGTAGTGGTGATGGAGAATGGTTAAATCATAGAAGAATAGGAGCAACAGATACATCAATCTTAGTTGTAGATAATGCTTTTAGACAAAAGCTAATAGACCAACCAGATAGATATACTTCTCCATATTTGATGTGGGCAGAGAGAAAAGGAATATACAGCCGTGATATATCCTTTAATTCTCAAATAGCTATGGAGTTTGGACACTATGCAGAGGATTTTATAATTGCTCATCTTCCAGTACTCTTTGAAAAAGAGTTTGGATTAAAGGTTGAAGCAACTAGAAAAGGAAATCAAGTAGTAGGAAATCCAATATATCCATTATGGAGTTGTACTCCTGATAGTTGGGTAAAGATTGATGGAGAATGGTTCCCAGTGGAACTAAAGACAGGTAATAGTTTCACTTCATATGAATGGGAAAGAGAGGAAGTTCCTAATAAATATTTTGCTCAAGTCCAGCAACAACTTGCAGTATTAGGAAAAAATAAAGGATTCCTAGTAGGATTTGTAGATAATAGATTTACTCGAGTTTATGAGATAGAAAGAAATGATAAATTAATATCTTTAGCTTATGAACTTACTAAGAGATTTCAAAAGTGTCTTGATGAAAATATAGAACCTGAACTAAATGGTTGTCCAGCTGAATGTGAGTTCCTAAAGCAAGAGTTTCAAGGATTTGAGAATAAGTATGAAAAAATGCCAGGAATAAAAATGGAGGATAAGGAACTAGAGGATTACTTCTCAATGAATGATACTAAAAAGTTAATATCTAAAGAAATTAAAGATATAGATACTGACTTAGATTTAACAAAAGCGAAAATTCAAAAGAAAATGATAGAACTAGAAACAGAAAGCTTATTAATTAATGGAAGATACTTAGCAACTTGGAAAGTAGATTCAAGAGGTGCTAAGAGATTTAATCTAAAAGAACTTCCTGAAAATAAAATAATTAAAGAGGTGGCATAGTGATAATAGCAAAATTGGAACAAGTTATAGAATTGAAATCAAATTACGTAACACCAGCTAGAATGCAAGTTGGAAAAGTTTTTAAAATAACTAGAGCTGTAATAGGAGAAAGAGGAATATTTGAAAAAGTAAATTCAAATGAAACTCTATCAACTTCTAAAATAAAAAGTGTTGAAATAGTTGAAGAACTTATCTCAATAGCAACTGAAAATACCATATATCATTTTGAGGTGATTTAATGAGAGCATATAACAGTAGAAAGACACCAAGAGAAATATATTTGTTTAGAAAAAAAGGGCAAAAGATAGCTTTAACTAAACGAAAATTTAATTTAACTTTTGATGATGGTGTAATAAAAAGAAATATTCACAGCACTTTTAAACTAACAAGAAAGGATAAAATTGAACTTCTAAAGTGTAGATTTTCTGAAAAATTTGCTTTTGAAAAACAGTTGTGGAAGATACTGTATAATAAACCAAAATTAATGAGTATAAGCTCAATGATAGCTTGTTTTAAAGGAATAAATGATAGTGGAAGATGTACTATTGATTTTTCAAAAGTTCAAAGAAAATATTTTGTAAGTAGGAATTTATTTGAAATAGCAGAATTGTTAAAAGAAAAAGGTATATTAAAAGAAAAAGGAGTTGAAAATTAATGGCAAAAGTGAAAAATGATTTAGTACCAAAAGATGATATTCAAAGTAATGTAGGAGTTCCAGCTTTAAAAAGTATGTTGGCAACTCAAGCTATAAGAAAACAACTTAAATCTTTATTAGGAGAAAGAGCTGGCCACTTTATGATGGCAATAATACAAGTAGTTGAGGGTACACCTCAACTACAACAGGCAGAACCTCAAAGTATTATAAATGCTGCTATTGCTTCAGCAGTATTAAATCTTCCAATAGAGAAAAATTTAGGATTTGCATATATAGTACCATACAATGATAAAAATAAAGGAATGTTAGCTCAATTTCAAATGGGATATAAAGGTTATATACAGTTAGCTCTTAGAAGTGGAGAGTATAAATATATCAATGCAATAGAAATAAAAGAAGGAGAAATCCAAGGATATAACATTCTTACTGGAGAATTAAATCTTAAATTTATAGAAGACTTAGATAAAAGATTAGAAACTAAAACAGTAGGTTATGCATCTTATATAGAGTTTAATAATGGATTTAGAAACACTCTTTTTATGACAGTTGGACAGGTAAAAAATCATGCTGAAAAATACAGTCAATCATACCAATATGATTTAAGAAAAGGATATTCAATGTCTAACTGGAGTAAGAACTTTGATGCTATGGCATTAAAAACAGTATTGAAATTAAATCTTAGTAAATTTGGAGCTTTATCTGTTGAAGTTCAAAAAGCTCTTCAAACAGATGGACTAGTAGTTAAAGAAGTAGAAGATGATGGAACTATAATAGGACAATTTGCAGATAACACAGGAGAGGATATTGAAGTTATAACTGATATTCCAGCAACTGATGAAGATAGACTAGAACTTCTTAGAAATTCAGATGTTCTCAAAATAGATTTAAAGAAAGTAGTTACTAAAGAATTAAAAATAGACTTTGATAATATGACAAAAACAGATGTAGCAACTATTCAAGAATGGATAGATAAAGAGATAGATAGAAAGATGGAGGAATAAAAGGGATTTTTCCCTCTTCCTTATAGGAGGAGTTACTATGTTAAATGATATTAAAAAGACTAGTTTTAAATATGACCATGAACTTAAACCTCAATATATAGCAGAAGTAAGAGAACTTGGAGAGTATGAAGGAGAGCCTTGTGTATATATAGTAATGAGAGAAAACTTCCATACTAGAGGAAGATTTAGAGCTATGATTCCAATTTTAATAGAAAAATGGGGAAATAGGCTTGAGATTAAAAAGAGAGTTGGTAGCAAGTATCTACATATTACACAGGTACAAGCTAAATTAGTATAAGAAAATTATTGGACATTGGCAAGTAAATAATACTGAGGAAAATAATAACCTTGACTTTATTATCTGTTATATGTATAATTAATATATAAAAGATATTAAGGAGGTTTGAAAATGGGAGTATCAGTTATTAATGTAAGATTAGATGATGAAGATAAAAAAGCCTTTAATGAGTTATGTAATGAGTTAGGTTTAAATATGTCAACAGCTTTTAATATGTTTGTCAAATCTATGCTTAGAACAGGTGGATTACCATTTGAGGCAAGAATAGAAAACTATAATGTTGAAACTATAAAAGCTATTCAAGAAACAGAAGATATTATCAATGGAAAAGTAAAACGTCCTACTTATAAAAATACCAAAGAACTTTTTGATGCTCTTGATAAGGAGGATTAAAGTTAATGTTAGAAATCATAACTACTAGTGCTTTTGATAAAGATTATAAACTTTTAAAAAAAAGGGGATATAATCTCAAGCTTCTTCAAGAAGTCGTTGAAAAATTAGCAAATGAAGAAGTGTTACCAGCTAAGTATAGAAATCATCAATTAATTGGAAATTATATAGGATACATGGAGTGCCATATTCGTCCTGATTGGTTATTAATATATAAAATTGAAAAAAATAAATTAATCCTAACTTTATCAAGAACAGGAACTCATAGTGATTTATTTTAAATAATGCAATTAAACCTCAGAAAAATAACTCTGAGGTTTTTATTTACCTAAAAACAGATTTATGGAGCTAGTGGAGTATAATAAAAATCACTTGACAACATTACGTTGGTATGTTAATATTAATTTATGATTAACGTTATGTTGTGAGGAGGTGTTAAAAATAGAAGAACGTAGGTTGAAGGTTACCTTTACTAAATCTGGAGCTGGTAATTTTACACCAAGAACTGCTTTACCTAAAGTATGGTGTGATAAATTAAATATAACTCAAGAAGAAAGAGAAATAATAGTTATATTTGATGAAAAAAATGAGCAAATAATAGTAAAGAAAGCCAAATAATAAAACCCCGTTCAAGACGTTAATCTCAAAACAGGGTTATGCCATATAATATGACCTCAGCAATCATATTATACTGCATTAACTCCATAAAATCAAATGTTTTTAGGAGGATATATTAAAATGTTTAATGTAGTAATTGAAAAAGTAGATGGTATCTTGGTTACAACAAGTAATAGAGTAGCTAAGGAACTAGGAGTAAACCATTTTGATTTATTGAGTAAAATAGATGGTTATGTAGCTAAATTTAGTTCACAGGAACTTTCCTGTCAATTCTATATTCCTAGTAATTATAAAGCTTTAAATGGAAGGACAGTAAAAAACTATCTAATTACAAAAAAAGGAATAGCTCAACTGATAGGAGGATATAGTTCAGCAGTAGAGAAAGCTTTTGATTTGAATGTTGCTTATATCAATAGATTTGAAGAGATGGAAAAATTAATTTATCATCAAGAGTTTATTGAGAATAGAGAGTTACTTACTAAAATTCAAAAGCTAGAGAATGAGTTAAATCAAATACCTATGACGTGGAGCCAAGTTGAAGTTGTAAAAGAACAGATTACTGAAACAGTTCTTAGAAGAATGAAAAGTACAGGTATATCAAATAGAACTTTCAAACTAAGATTAAAGAAAGAATTAGTAAAGGATATTCAATCAAGATTTGGTATTGATAGTCTAGTGGAACTAAAATATAAAGATTACCTAACAGTTATGCCATATATTTTTAATTGGATAGAACCATATCAACTAAGAATAGAGAATACTCAATTACAGATGATATAATTATGGAAAAAATCATAGTTCCAAAAATTGATGTTGAAGTACCTAAAATAGAAGTTGAAGTTCCAATAGTTAAAGTTGATATACCTAAAATAGAAAAAATAGAAGAAGAATAACTATTAATCCTCAGTATTAATTTACTGGGGATTTTTTTATTGGAGGAAATAGAGTGAAATTTAATATAGATAACTTAGAAAAGTATAGAAATAATATCTTGAAAAAGAAAAGAGGATATAGATTTGATAATAATATATCAATATATTTTATGGCTGGACAATGGATATTTGCTGTAAGAAATAGAATAAGAATTAGAGAACAAAACTGGGAAGTATTCAAAGGAAAGGTTATTAAGGGGGAATATTAATGGCTAAGTTTGATAATGTAAAAGAAAATAACAGAGTTTGGAGTGTTCAACATGGTTGGGGAACAGTTACTGATTTTTCAGAAGGATATGTTCATTGGTTTTTCCAAGTTAAGTTTGATAATGGCTATGACCGATGGTATTTTCCTGATGGTAGAGCTGAAAAAAAAGATGCTAACCCTACACTATTTTGGAACGAGATTAAACTACCTGCTGAAGAAGAGGACAAAAAACCTTTTGACTTGGTGGAGTTTTTGAAAAAGAATTTAGTTCCTAAAGAATTTAAAGAAGATGACGATAATATATTTTTGAATTATGATTATATAGAAAAACGTATAGATTGGGATTGCAATGAAATAGTTGAAATAATGGGAACTATTTATTTTGAAGATGTAGAATTTGAGAAATTAAATATTCTAGTCAATGAAATGAACGATAGAGGAATTACACCAGAGCAACTCAAAGAAGCATATAAAAAATTAGGGTGGTTATAA